ATCAATTTCGCCTCATCTGGATGAATACTTTCCAGTAGCTCAATGAATAGCATCTCGCGCTTAGGCTGTGTCAGACCAGGCGAACCACCTTTTAGAAAGATATAGAAACTACGAAAGCGACCATACAGACCAGACTCATTGTTCTCAAGTACTTTGTCTTCTTTGTATGGAGGTGAACCTTCTGGAAGATCAAACTCGACTCTTGGATCAAATGCGTATTTCAATAATGAAATCATCACTTTGTTTCCTCGATGATAGAGTAGATGATCTACTTTCTCTTTCGTTGTCTTCTTCTCTGATACCTCTTTCAAGACAGTACTGACTAATGGTAATGGCATTTTAAAACTCCGATATACATTCAGTTAAAAGTTTCAGTTTGTTCTTAATGAAGTAATTGAACAAGTCTTTTCGGCTCTTGCCTTCTTGCTCACCAAACTGTGTGAGAACGTCTTCTCTGATATTATCTGGTGTATTGCTCAGATCAATCAGTTTAACGTTGCGATGATAGTTGCGAGTAATTTCGCTGGTGAATAAGGTACAGTCTTCTGGCCAATCAGCAGATAGAACTGCATCAATGAATTTTGCTCGAATGGGCTTCTGTCGACCACCACTAACGAATGTATCGTCAGGTGATAACACATTAGGAACACCGTCACCAGAATCTCCACGTAGAACATGTTCTAGAAGAAATTGTGCTGGATCGTTGCATCGAAGCCAACGCTTCCGTACAGGATCATATTGCTCGACATTTGCGAACTTCTGCAACTGTTGGAAGTCTTTGTCGCCCGACAGAATCAGAATAGGATCACCACCGACTGGCATGCCATATTCGTAGCAGAGTACACCGATGATATCATCTGCTTCAGCATGTTCTGATTGTATGACACGATAGGGAAAATACTCTTTGATCTCATCGCGGATTTTGTTGAGTGAGGTAAAGATGCTGTTCCAGTCAAGATCAGATTTTTCTCTGTTCTTCCGACGGGACGCTTTGTAGTAAGGAAAGAGTTGCTTGCGCCAGTAATTCTTATCATCACAGGCAATTACGAGTTCGCCGTATTCAGAACCAAACTTTACACGATTCATACGGATTGAGTTGAGTATCATATGCCGAAGTAGATTCTCATCGACATCTATGGAATGACCTTGAAGTGACATCATCAGGTTAGATATCATCACTTGGTTTAAGTCTAAAATAATCACAAAATTTCTCCGATTAATATAGTCACTGTATTACAGTAATTATACATCATTCTCCGTGTCACTGTCAACCTCTTTGTAGAAGTCGAAACATAGCTGTTTTTCCTCTTCACCGTCATCAAAGTCGTACAATGTATACGCCATGGACTGCAAAGGATGATAGGAATTATCAGTATTATAGACGAATGACTTCAAAGATTCATACAACAATGCTATATCGCTTGTATATGAGTCAGAGAAGTCATCTGGTAGAATATTTTCTTCCATCAAAAAAGAAAGGATATCAGATGTCACATCTTGACACAATTCATCGATTACCTCGACACTATAACTGGTAAGAGTGACACCTGGTTCTTTTTCTTTCTGCTTACGTTTTTTGATTGCAATGAAATCGTAAACATTGTTACCGTTTTCGGCTGTCATGCAGAATACTTAAAGACTTCAGCTGGAAATGATCGATCTTCGATTTGGTGCTTCAATGCATTCAGCAGTGAAGTCCACTCAGCGGCTCTCGAATCCCAGTTATGAAATGCATTGATATAACCTTGCATCGGTCCAGTTCTATCAGCCATTCTTGAATAGTTACTGATTGCAATATCAAGAACATTGTGAAATAGACCAGCATGGCGATTTACATCTTCATGGTACTGATACATGTGCGTCCAATGTCCAGCAGTCTCATAGAGAGCCGCATAGTTTGAATGTACACATAGAAGACCAGCACTCATTGCTTCCATCAAGCAGAGACATGATGTTTCAGGCCAGATTGAAGGATAAGCAAAGATATGAGATTTCTTCAGATGATCACGAATAACTTCATTATCAACGGTGCCATGATTTGTCATATTAGGATGAGCATCGATGGCATCAAATAGATTCTTATAGTCCTCGTCTCTTTGATCCCAGCCATATAATCCAAATGATGAGAAGACATCTAGATGAATATTTTCATGTTTCTTTGCAAGACTCTCAAACACAGGCAAAAGAATGTTTAGTCCACGATGTGGCGTAGGAGTATAAACGATTCGAATACCTTCTTCGGTCGATGGTTTTTCATGCGGCTCGATTGGTGTGATAGCGTTATGCATTACAACACATTTAGACCAAGGTAGATCATATTGCTGAATGTATTGTTGCATTTGCCAGTTTGATACGAAAACATATTTGTGAAACTGATCACGAATGTTAACGTTGCGAATGAACTCAGACTCAGGATCTCCTGGCAAATCATGTGCCCAGAAGATTCGAATCTTATCTTTGTTGAGTGGAGTTTTAACGCGAGACGAAACAATTTGAAACTCTTTGAGTAGCTCTTTGTCGATACGCTTGGCAAGTTCCATTGTCATGCGCTCAGTGCCACCCATTGATTTCATATTAGTTTCATTGCGAATGAATTCGCCATTAATAATCTCTGCCATGATAAATCCTTAATTAGCCAGCGTATTCATTCACTGAAATTAGATTACTGTTCTTAACGCGCATCAACTCACCACGACTTCCACGCTTAGATGTGAAATCAAAAGGCTTCAATACCAGCGTGTGCATAGAGCCGCTTGATCCCATGGGATAAACAGTCTGATTCGTCTTTTTGATTTTTGTCACTTTATTCATTGATCTAGATGCTCCTGTAGAGATTTGAAACCGCCGATGACATCGCCATCTTCAGCTAGAATGAAAGGCATTGTTCGTACATCAGGATATTCGTCTAAGAATTCCTCTCGCGTAATGTCTTCGCCAACCTTGATCACTTTATAATTTTTAGAATTAATATCAAGTAAACCGATCGCGGCTACACAATAGCCACAATTCTCTTTACTATAAACTGTGTACATTTTTATTCACCTGTGCCTTTAAACCAACTCACAATCTTATCTTGAAATGCTTTTGCAAATGCTGGCTGAGGAAAGTTCCAACCAATCAATGCGCCCACTGCTACCCAGAAAATCATTTCTAACATAACTCACTCCTTTAGTAGATTTCTACCGTTTATTTTTCCACCAACAAAACCATTATAGTACTCATGCGTCAGGAGAACATCTCTGTCCATCTGTTCTTTCATTTCATAATATGCACATTCTGATTTTGTATTACACAATCTTAACACATATCTTTCGAACTTGTCAAGACCATGTTTCTCTATTTGCTCAAGCAATTCGTTACTTGAGCCCCAATATTTTTTCCAGTCGGACTGTACAGTCTTGATCCTTCTTCTGGTTTTTCCTTTAAGTGGAGGAAGTTTCTTTGTAGACCAGAAAAACTTTTTGCCGATGTATTTCTTATTGTTTACATTGTCAATTATAATGTACACAAACCCAGCATATGGTGCTAGAAATTCATCGTCTGGATCAAATATTTTTTCCTCATAATACCACGGATTAGAATACATCAACTCCAGTCCATGGCCTCATCAAACAACGTATCCATGCCGTCATCGATATCACAACTGCATACAGGACAATATTTAACTTCTATTTCTTCATCTTCGAAGTTTGACTGTGTTATTATTATATCACATCTTGTTTCGCAAGACATGCATTTGATACTTTTCTTTATCATAAAGAAAATCCTTTAAACGTTTCTTCTCCTATATCCTGTACAATACCACCGACAATGTATGATGTAATTTCAGTCTCTTGTGGTGCAACTTGAACATTCGCACCGCTAATCCACTTCTCTGTCCAAGGCAGTGGATTACTACCGCCTCGATTTGTCGATAGACCGACAGCATACATTCTTTTGTTAGCAATCCAGTCTACATATTCTGATAGCAATGCTTCATTCAATCCGATCATTGTACCGTCTTTGAATAGATACTTTGCCCATGTCTTTTCTTGTTCTATAACTTCATTGAATATTGCACGAACTTCTTCCTGACATTCTTCTGCAATCTTCTCAAAATCTTTATCTTCGCGTGGTAGAATTTTAAGCAATTGCTGTGTCGATGCTAGGTGTACATTCTCATCACGCGCAATAAACTTAATGATCTTAGCATTGCCTTCCATCTTCTTTAACTCAGCGAATGCCCATGAACACGCAAAGGACACATAGAAGCGAATGCCTTCAAGAGCATTTACAGCATTCAGACAGCGCCACAAAGCCTTCTTGTGTGCGTAAGTGCCATACTTCTCTCTATTATCGGTGAGAGTGATAAGATTGTCGTAATGTTTAGAAATAGAATTAGCACAGTCTACAATTTCTTTTAGATCCAACATCTCATCAAACACCTTAGATGGATCACTGTAGATGTTTCGAATGATGTGAGTGTATGACCGTGAGTGAATCGTTTCACTGAATGACCATGTAAGAATCCAGTTCTCTAATTCTGGCAATGAACAGATTGGCAACAATGCTTCGACTGGCGCTCGGCCTTGAACAGAGTCAAGAAGAATCTGTCGCTTTAGATTGCTAGTGAAAATGTGTTGCTCGTGATCAGTCAGTGCTTTGAAATCTTTACTATCACGACTGATATCAACTTCTTCTGGTCGCCAAAAGAATCCCAACTGCTTATCAGTTAATTTCTCAAAAATATTATATTTCTGTTTATCGTATCGTGCGATGTTGACAGGTGCACCAAAAAATGCTGGCTGTGTTGTGCTATCTATTTTTCGAGGATTAAATACAGACATCGTTATCTCTTATGCGTTAATAGGATAAATTTGTGAAATGACCTTAGCGCATTCTTTTGCAATAGCCATATGCTCTTTCTGTGTACCATTTTCTTTACGTAATTCTATGTAGTGTATCCAAGATCGTAGCGTTCCATTCACGTACATGCGGGATTTAGTATTACCCTCTGGTAAAACACATCGTGCTTGCTCTTTTGCAATTCCATTCGCTAATGCCCATTTATATGCTTTCGATGCGATATTCATAACCTCTGTTTGTTTCTCATACCATTGTCTTGCTAACATCTCTTCACTTGTACTGTCAACTCCTTCGCCGCCTTTTCCTACGTTTTCTAGATTCAACTCAATGCTGTTTTGTCGATTCTTTGGATCTTGAAGTCTTGCTTCACGATGCTCGAACATATTTCCGAGATCAGATACATCCGCATACCTCTGACTAAATTCTTGAAAAGAAAAACTGCGGTGTCGTAGAATCTGTCGTGCGATGTCGCGTGTGGTTTCAATCTCCAAACACACACTGACCATCTCGAAAGGTGACCAGTGTTTATGTTTGATGAGATAATTTAGAAGTCTGTCGTTAGTTTCGACATTTATCTGATTGCTAGGGTTACTCACTCGCGCACAATATGCTACAAGATTTTCTATGTCTTTATCTCGTTGGGCATTTGTGGTAACAGGCAAAATACTAGCGTCACATGTACTGTGACTAATCAAAGTTACTTTCATAATATATTCCTTTACTGAAGCGTTACTAGAATACTCGCTTGTCTGTTTGCAAAAACTCTGTTAACTTTAAATGCGGTTCCAGATATAATTGAATGCCTGGGCAAAACTTGACTACTTAATTCTTCAATCTCATTAGTCAATGTTGTTTTGGCTATACTACCAGTTTGTGTTTCAACACCATTAATAGTCACGTTAATAACTTCTGTATCAAGCGTTAAATCTTCTTGACCAACTGTTCCATATTCGATAGCATTAGATACAGTATCTAGATCAAAAGAAAAAAGCATACAACTAGAATTAACAAATAAATTTGTTGTATGGCTAGGGACGTCGGGTGAAATTATCATGAACATTCCGAGTACTGCCTGAAAATCATATGCTCCAGCAATATTTTGAGCATGATTCAACATAAGTGAATGTCCTGGATTATTAGGAGTTATAACTGAAACTCTACCATACTCAAATTCGGACTTTGATTCAATATAAAGTGGTGTCAAACTATTAAACGGCACATCACCGAACATCAAGTCAGATGTCATCATTGATACGTTAGTATCAATGTCTGGATGTGTTGTAAGATCGATTACCGAAAGACTCATTTTGTTTCTCCAAAAATTAGATTGCTAGATATTTATAATCTTAAATTTTGCACGATTCACAATCATCTTGAGAGTCAGTGCTAGACAGTGGCGTAGTAGTTTTATCTTCAACTTCACCTGCACCATCATAAGTGTTATTGTAGTACAACTGCTTTCCACCGTATTTGTAGAAGTTAAGAATATCTTTAATCAGTACACTCAATGGAATTTTTTCATCTTGATAATGTAATGGATTATAGGATGTATTGACAGAAATACCTTGATCGATAAACTTCTGCAATACAGCCATGATCTTCAAGTAACCATCAGGCGACTTATGATCCCATAGCAAATCATACTTGTTCTTGAGACGCTGAAACTCAGGAACGACTTGCTTTAATATGCCATCTTTCGATTGTTTCACAGACACGAGCGAACGCGGCGGTTCAATGCCGTTTGTACTGTTACTGATCTGCGCTGAAGTTTCAGCAGGCATTAGAGCCATCAATGTCGAGTTTCGAATGCCGTACTCTAACAGATCAAGCCTAAGTGCTTCCCAGTTCATATTATACACAGGCTTGACTAGTTCGTCAACGTCTTTCTTGTATGTATCGATAGGAAGAATACCTTTGCTGTACTTTGTTTCTTCTGATTTCAGACAAGCGCCTTTCTCTTTGGCAAGATCAACAGACGCTTTGATCAAGTAGTACGACCATGCTTCGGTATATTGATGAATCATTTCAAGATTTGGATCTTGATAAGTTGTGCCATTCTTTGCAAGCCAGTATGCAAAATTAATGATGCCTACGCCAAGCGGTCTACGATTCATTGTGCTGATCTGTGCCGCAAGTACAGGATAATCTTGATAGTCGAGCAATGCATCAAGACAGCGAACAGCGAGCATACATGGCTTCTCGAAATCTTCTACTCTGCGAATCTTACCCCAATTGATTGCCGCGAGTGTGCATAGACTAATCTCGCCTTCTTCATCTGAAATATTATCTAGCGGCTTTGTAGGCAAATTAATTTCACAGCATAGATTGCTTTGCTTGATAGGTGCTACTGTAGGATCAAATGAAGAATGATCATTCGCGTTATCAACATTCATCAAATAGATGCGTCC